ACATCACAGTGTCACATTCCTTCACTTGCTTCTGCACGTTTTCGTGCTTAACTGCTTCAGCAGAGAACCAGGCAAGGAAATCATCAATGGACGTAAACTTCTCAACGTCCACCAACTTGGCGCGTTGTCCTACACGGTTTTCACCATCAGGAATCACACGCTTCACTATAATGTTCCAGTAATCTGGCCAGTGACCAGGTTCCTGGTGCAGCTTGGAAGAATCCAACATACATCCATCCTTGCTGAACTCAGCTTTAGGCTGAACATCAAGAACAAATGGCAAACGCCTCTGAACCGCCAATGGAGTCTGGAAATAATGGATCGCATTCAAGTTCTCGCAATTGGTTGTTGCGATAACGAATTTCGCCTTCATCGGCGTACGACCTTTATCTTCCAGTGATGCTTGATCTGGGACAAACGGGACGTTATTCACGACCTGTAACATCTCCATCACAGTGGCATCACCATTGGTGGCCTTATTGGGGTGCATAAAGGCAATATCATCAAGCTGAACACACCACTGACTAGATGTAAATCCATCCCAGAAATTCGCATTTGCGTTCCGGATGAACTTAAACTCACTACTCGTTGGTAGACCAAAAGTCTTACGATACTGTTAGAATAGCATCTTCGTCAGCGTGGATTTACCTACAGACGATCCGCCAAACAACAACACCGCGAACGGTGCATCACGCTCTTGCAAAGCTGAACGCTTCGTCACTTGGTGGGCCTCTATCAAGCGCAAATCACTTACCATGGCACCAACGAGTTTCTTCTCACTAGTCCCCATGCGCACAGCATGACGGTAAATGGCATCGCCCTGTTCAATATGATCCTTCAGATCAGCAAGGAACCCAAAATAGGTAAATCCATGATCTTCAGGAGCATTCAGGAAGATACTCTGTCGCTTCAAATCCTGCGCCTTATCGAACCACTTTTCATATGTGGAACCAGAGTGGTACAGTGGATCCAACGTTCCCGTCTTCATACACTGCAAACCACGCTGTAAAAGGAACACCACAGTGTCAATCATCGTATGGACGAAATCAACACCCATGGTGTACTTCCTCTTCAGCATCTCTG